GCCAAACTGCACAAACTCCGGCTGACCCTGCCTGCCGGTAATGCGGAACATGCGCGGAAAGGTGTAAAACTGGCGGATGAGCTCAATGCACAGTTCGCACACCTTCTTGAAGGCGCGATAGCTTTCCTTGATCATGTCGCGGCTGAGCTTGCTGCCGGCTTCCTGCAGCGCCGCGATGGCGCTGGCCGCCGTAATGCCGCTGGATGTGCCGCCCTGGGCAAAATCACGGTTGCCGCTGGTTTCCTTCATCTCGTCGATTTTGTTGGCGCGCATGGTCACCGCATAGGGATTCAGTTTGGGAATCTCAATCGGGAAGATGCTGTCTGCAGGCGTTCCGCTGCCGGTGAAATGCACAAAATCCTTGCTCAGGTCAGCATATTCCTCCTCATTAACCTTGCCGTCATTGCGCACCCAGAACCGTGCGCGCGAACCGATGATGGTGTTTTTCAGCAGGCTCTGATCCAGCTTGTCGATATAAATCTGCGGGCTTTTCATGATATCGATATAGCCAAAGCCGCCCAGCTGGTCCTTGATGGGAAACAGGCCGCTGATGACAAACGGGTATCTGCCGTGATCATAGAAGCCGCGCTGCGCGTATTCGGCCTGATTTTCGCTGGCCCAAAGCACCTTGCCTGCGCAGCATTTGCAGTAGTGCAGCACCTTTTTGCCCTCGGCATTGATGCGCTTGTAGTACCAGTCCACCACCAGCGCCTTGTCGCTGTCGTCGATGTTTTCATCGTTTTCATAGCGCGCAAAGATGCCGTTGCTGCCCGCAAGGCCCGCCACGTCGCGCAGCTGCGTATACTGGGTGCGCAGTTCCTCCGCGTCCACCAGCTCCACATGGAACACATTGGCGCTCTTCTGCAGATCGCTGCAGCCGGGCTCCCAGAACAGGTTCAGGCCGTCGATGGCCTTTATGGCGATATCTCCCAGCCCGTTCAATTTTTCCGTATCCCAGAACACGCCCTGCACGTTCATGCCGCTGATGATCGAATCCCAGCTGATATCGTCATAGGTCTGCTCGTACTCGTTCTGCTCCATGATCACGGGCAGAATGGACGTAAGCGCTTCAGCATCCTGCTTGTCCTGCGCTTCACGCGGAAGCACAACGGGCGAGGGGCTGTTGTCCATGAAATCCGCGTGCTTGTTGGCGCAGGCGTTGAACAGCCATGCGCTGGTCGGTTCAGGATCGTTTTCGTTTTTGCTGTGGCCTGCTACGTCCCAGTGGCGTTCCCGGAACCACTTCACATTTTCCCTGAGGCGGTTATCCAGCGCCTGTTTACCGTCGCGGTACTTTTTCAATACCGCCTCCGCCCGTACCACGTCCTCATCGGTGATGGGGTTCATGGGCGCGCTGATTTCAGCTTCCATGGGCACGCCTATGATGGGCTTTGCAGCAATGCCGGTGTTTTGATCGGCCTGAAAATCAACCGGCAGCATTTCCGGTTCCTCCTCACGCCTTTTGATTTCGCTCATCTTCTGCTCCTCCTTAAATCCTGAAAAACTCATATCTGCGGTTCTGGATGGGTTTGCGATCCAGCGGGTCGTAGGGTTGGGGCGGTTTGGGCGTGACGGGTCTGGGCGTGATGGGATTGAGCATGCACATATAGCGCGTTTCGTCCGCTACGTGATCCTCGCCCTTTGTATCCAGATCCTCCGGCTTGTGTTCGTCATAGATCAGGCTGGGGATGGTGCGGATAAACGCCTTGCAGTTTTCAAACACGTACAGCATGGGAAATCCGTTCTCATCAAAGCGCATGCGGTAGTGGATCTGCATCCAGCCCGGTATGCGCTGGTTATCGCCCTTCTGGAAAAATACATGCTTTCCGGCAGCTACCTCCGCCGTGCTGATACCGCCGTTCTCCGCCCATATGGCCGGGTCTGCCACGCCCTCGATGTTGTGACCTTTCAGCCATGGGTGCTCGTTTTCGATTCGCTTGATCTGTTCAAACTGCTCTTCCGTGCTCCAGCGCACGCCCACGTCCTCCTGATCCTTCTGGCAGCCGTACAATTCCAATATCCGATACAGCCGTCCGTCGGGATCAACCACCCACCAGCCGCAGCTGAAAGGCTTGTTATAGCCCCAATCATAGCTGCGCAGGCGTTTCCAGTAGGCAGGCGGGTCAAACGCGGGTATGACGTGCGTCCACTTGTGTTCGGGGTTGGGATCAACCCTGAACTCCTCGAAGAACTGGCCTTCGAAAATATCCCATTGCCCGTACAGCCATGCGGCGCGCAGCTTGTGCGGCATGCTCTCAAGCGTCTGCACGTACTCCGGCTGGCTTCTGAGCAATGCCTTGTTATCCGTAACCAGGCTCTGGATGAAGGTATACTCCTCCGGAATTTCACCCGGCTTGTAATCGCGGTCGATAAACAGGCGTTTGACCCACGCATGGCCTTTGCCGCCGGGGTTACAGGTCAGGTACATGCGCTTGGGGTAGCCCGCGTGGGTGGAACGGTTGACGGCTTTGAGCTTTGTGAAAATGATTTCGTCGTGGTTGGTGGCCTCATCGATGAAGATAATCTCGTATTCATGGCCCTGATACCGTTCCAGATCCTTCTCGTTGGCACAGTAGGCAAACTGAATAATGCTCCCGTTTGAAAAGGTCATCAGGTGCTTGGATTCGTTGTACCTTGCAACGCTTCGGGGCACCATTTCGCGCATCGGGCGTACGTGGTTTGCTTCCAGCTCCGGAAACGTGCTTCTAAGGATCATGATGTGAATCTTCGGGTATTTGAGCGCAAGCTTCAGCGCCTTCACACGCACCACCCAGCTCTTGCCACCGCCGCGCGCGCCGCCAAAGCAGGTGTAGTGGTATTTGCTTTTCAGAAACAGCTTTTGCTTTCCGTTAGGACTTGGCAGCCGGATCTGCACTTTCGGCATCCGTCTCTTCCTCCTCGTCCACGTCGAAAACGACCTCAACGCGGTTGTCGCCTTCCTTGTACACCTCCGGCGGCTTGTCCCGCCATTTCTCCGGCATGCGGTTGCGCATCAGGAAACTGGTAGCGCGGTAATCAGGCGGCATAAATCGCGTGATCACCTTATCCACCATCAGCTCCACTTCGCCTGTTGCGGGGTTGAGCTTGGGTACTTTGACGATCTCGTCATAGGCGTAGCCGGTTGCCTGCTTGTACATGCTGTTTTCCAGCCGGATATCGGCCACCTCACGCGCGCGCGAAAGCGCCTCCGAAATAGCCGGATACTTTTTGGCCCATTCCTTGAGGGTGGAAAGGCTGCAGCCGCAGTTGTGGGCGATATCCGCCTGCGACAGGCCGTCGCGCGCCCACGCCTCCAGTTTCAGCAGTCCGTCCTCCGTCAGCCACGCCTCATACTTGCCGCGTTTGCTGCGCCCATCCTTTTTGGCAGCTGCTTTCTTACCGGCCTTGCTGCGGGTTCCGCTCACAACCATCACTCCCTTCTGCTTCCACCGTATCACGCTTCTTTTTTCCTCGCGCCCGAAGCGCAAAAAAAGCCGACAGCAGGTGCAATCGGCTCGAAACGGCACGCGCGGCATCATCTGCCGCTGTTCTTGTCCTCTTTTTCGATTTTCTCTGATACCATCCTCGCCACCGGGCAGCGGTTGTAGCGGAACGTCTCGCACATTTTGGCGCTGAAATGTTCCATGTTGCCGCCATGATTTCACCACCTTTTCTCTTTCCACGGTAGCACATCGGTTTGTGGATTTCCCCCGATACACAAAAAAGAGCGCCTCAGCGCTCTTTGCAATCTCTTCGGTTGGCTCGTTGCTCTTTCAGTGTAGCCCATCTGCAGTTGCTTGGTTCGTAGTTGCCATTCACATCGATACGGTCAATGGTTAGTTCGTCGGTGTATCCGTGGCTGAGTGACCAATCTCGGAAGGCTTCAAAGGTTTGCCATTCGTCACATACGCGGATGCCACGGCCACCATAGTACTTGTAAGTCTTAATATTTCGATTTCTACATCGATTTAGCATTCCTGCCCATATTCTATACAAGCGTGATCTTGTTCCCATGTGTTTTTGGCTTCTCTGTATTGTTAATTGAGTCCTCAAACATCCGCAAGACTTTATGTGACCGTTTCTTAGATTGTCACCTTTTACGTAGTGTATCTTCCCGCATTCGCAAAGGCATTCCCAAACAATACGGCCATGAGAATCTCTTTGCGATTCTCTTATCACCGTGAGCCTACCGTACTTTTGCCCGGCGAGGTCGATCTTCTTAGGCACTCTGCTGCACCTCGCTTTCGGCTTGTAGCTTGCCAGCAATCCCCTGTATCTGCATGATCAGGTTCATCAGTATTTCTACGCGGTCTGCATTCTGCTGCATTTCGTACAGTGCGAACATGGCTTGCTCTCCTGTGGCATTCTCATAGCTATCGAACAATTTCATCAAATCCTCCGCCATGCATTTTGCATTGCGCGCCAGCCGACCCACACGGTAGATTTCATCATCCAGTACGATTATGGCTTCCTGCTTGTTCATGTTCTTTTCCAGCATGTAAATAGCCTCCTTCGGTCTTTTCAGGGTTGACCAACGGAGGCAGGCATGGTATGATTTGCTTGCCCGCCGTTGGTGGGTGGCATAGCGTATCGGGTTTGTCCGCCAAGACTTCGGCCCGTTACGCTATTTTTGTTTTTCGTCCAGCTTGGCTTTGACCATCTTGATACCCTGCATAACAACGTCAATTCTCGTTGTGTTCATACGTTCGGCACACTCCTCTATCAGCGCATTTTCTTCGCTGTTCAGCCGGAGCTGAAGCCGAATTTCTTTTTTGGTCTCACCTTTCAATGGACGTCCTGTCCGTGGGCTCACATTCTCACCTCACTTTCGTACTCCTATTATATATTACAGGAGTACGAAAGTCAACCCCTTCGGCTATCTTTTTTCTCCTCCTCAGCTGTTTTCAACGCTACACCCCTTGCGACCGGGCACCTGCCATATCCAAATGTCTCGCAATATTTTTCCGAATACCGCTCCATGTCCTCACGCCGATGGAACATTGTGGCTGTTTGTACGCCTTTGGTCATCCCTTCGCATACGATAGCACGGCGTTCAAGGGTAAAACGGACGAAAAACGGGCATATCATCCTTGCCTTCTGCGGTACATTACCACCGTCCTTCATGCTTCCTCCTTCCTCCGCCTTTCGGCTTCACATCGCCATCCCGCACGAATGCGGCGTAGCTGTACAGGTACCCATAGACGTCGCAGCCAAAATACCAGTTGGGCAGCAGCTTGTACCCCTTGGGCGCTTTGGGCTCGCCGGGTCTGGGCGCGCGGGTGATCACTTTCACGGTTTCCACCGGCTGCTGCAGGTTTCGGCTGGCGTGCCAGCGGCGCTGACCCTTGCGGCGTTCCTGCTTCACATTTTCGGTTTCATCCGTGCCGCGCTTTGACTTGTGCTGCTGGGTCAGGTATCTGGCAAGATCCTCGTAGCTGTTGGTGTCATCCAGCGTGCTCAAGCTGATTCTTGCGCCCCGGTCGCCCCACAGCTTCTTCACTTCCTCCAGCGTCAGACCGCCGTTCATGATGATGTGATGGTGCCAGCGGCCCTGCTTTTCCGTGATCACGATGTATTTCAGCTCCGGCAGCCCCTTGCGCTTGCGCAGCCTGCGGATCCTGTCCAGCAGATTGCGTTCGCCTTTCATGGCCTGCGCCTCGGTGACGGCGCTGCCGTAGGTATATGTGGCGAACAGATCGCCGTTTGCCCTGCAGAAGTTGGCGCAGATCAGGCGGTGCAGCCGCTTCTGGCTCCTTCGCTCGTTCACCTTGGCCATATCATCCGGCGTCTGGTTCTCATTGGCGCTCCTGGGTACCTTCTGTCCGTGGCGGGTGGCAAAGTATTTTTCCACCTCCAGCAGCTGTCCGCTGCGGATCTTCTTCTCGATGTACGGCACCTTCCACCCTCCCGGCTCGTCTTTTGCCAAAAGCCAAGGGTGAGCGGGGGACACCGCTTCGGCGGTTTCCCCCTGTTCACCCTATGGTGTACCCCCTCCCCCTTCCGGGGAGGCTGCATCTTTCGCCAGATGCGTGAATAGTTAATGGTGTTTACAAGGGGTGAAGGGCCGTCAGAACGGCCCTTCTTTCGATTGTCATTTCCCCGGTTTAACGACTTTGCACCACGCCCCGCAGCGGTTGTTCTTGACCCCGTCGCAGGTCACGAACGCGGCGCACTCCTTTATTGCAATCACCCGCCAAAACTGCGGCAGGTAGTTGCCGCAGCGCGTGCAGATCTCCGGCACCTCCCGGCGCTCAGCTTGTCCAGTCTGCACGGTTCATCACCTCCTGCAGCACCTTTCGCGCATCGCAGATCTGTTTGCTGACCCGCTGCTTGGTAACGCCCAGCCCGCGCGCCAGCTCTTTCGTCGTAGTGCCGGATGCGTTATCCAACAGGAGCTGCGCATGCTTGCCCATGCCGCGCTCCTCCAGCACGGCCCGCATGGCTTCGCTCAGCCAGTCCACCGCCTGCTGCTCGGTATCGTCCGGCGCAGGCACGGCTTCGGCCCACTTCATTCCGGCGTTCCTGCAGCTTTCGGAGCCCGTCACATCATCCAGCGATATGCCGTTTAGCCTCGTCTGCCTGAACTCACGGGCCACCAGGTAGCGGATCTGGTTGCGGATGCTGACCACCGCCAGCGTGCTGAATTGCACCCCGCGCGTTGGATCGTAGATTGCCGCCGCTTTCACCAGCCCGTAGATGCCTTCGCTGATGGCGTCGTCCGTAAGGCCCGGCAGCAGCAGCCCCGCCTGCACCATCTGATAGGCAGTGCTGTACACCAG